TAACATCATCAGATCTGAAAGATTTAAAACTTTTAAAACATTACAGGATAATACGTAAATGGGCGTGTAAAACCTGTGATATTAAAGATGCGGATCTTGAGCTTTTAATATATCTTGACGCTATTGAATTCTTTAATAAAAATGATTTTATAACAGGTACATATTCTTATAGCTGGGATAACAGGCGCTGGAACAGATTATTGAAACAAGGGTGGATTACAGTGTGGCGTAAAAGAAACCACACCACTCAAAAATATCATATATATAAAGTTTCTTATAAGTGCAAACAGTTAATAAGCAGAATGTATCGTATTATGTTAGGTGAAGAGGATATTCCTAATAACTTAAAACAAAATACATATTCTAACAAAGTTTTAAGCTTTTCTATAAATAGCTTAAATAAAGATAAAAATAGATAATATGCCACTAGTAAGCCCAATAGATATAGCTGCATTGTCAAGCCCAATACCAATACCAGAAAACACTGGTGGTGGTTTTGATTCTAATACCCAGGAAAATTATACTGCAATGACGCAAGGTTCTGGTGTTTTAAGCCCTATAGGCAGTGGAAATACTACGCAATTAAGGTCTGGCACTGCAGGTGGTGGAAGTAACATGGATTTAACGCCGCCTCCTGAATTTGAAAGTATAACAGGTGAAGCTTTAGAGTCAGGTGGCGCTAATGTTGGAGGTTTAGTTAAAACAGAACAAGAAGTTATACCTACTGATATAAAGTTTGCTACACAAGAAGATGAAATTTTAGATAAGCAAGAAACGCAATATGAAGATCAGGTTGATGAATATCAAAGTGCTTATGACAAAGCTAAAGCTAATGAAGCAACGTTGGATGAAGAACAGGGAGCATTTCTGCGGTTTGCTAGAAAAACACAGGATTTTGGAATAGATGATGGGATGTCTGCTGCTAGAGGTGTAAAAAGAAAAGATAGAAAAGAGGATAGAAAAGCTAGAAAAGGAAAAACTTACAATGCTGAAACTGGAGAATATGAAAAAACTGGAGATAAGTTAAGAGGTAGAGCAAAAAGATTAGCTAGAAAAGCTCAAAGAAAAAATAGAAAATCAGCTTTTAAAGATTTTAAAGACGATCAACTTGATGACGCATACGTAGACATAACTAATTTAGAAAATTAAAACAAAAAAAATGAGAAAAGGAATAGCAGGGTCAGGAGTTAAACTTCCTACACCACAAAGATGTATGCCAGTTGGCACTAGAAACATGGATTCAAGAGATGAAAATATTGAAGTTGATTTAGAAATAGACAACATTCAATATAAAGGAAATCCAGCGTTGTTAGCTCAAAAATAATGGGTTTAGAAGATTTAAAGTTATATTGTTTAAATATAACTTCATTCACTATAGCAAGCCTAGACTGGATGGAACCAGCGTTGGAAATAATATTATTATTAATGACTATTGGATATACAGCGCATAAATGGATTAAATTAAAAAATAAAAAATAATGGCAATTAGTTATAAATGGAACATTAACCAAATGAACGCACACGTTAAATATGAAGATAAAGATAATGTGATTTTTAATGTTCATTGGATTTACACTGGGTCAGAAGAGTCTGGAGATGAAACTTATACAGCAAATAACGTAGGGTCTGAGCAGTTTACATATACAGCTGGTAATACTTTTGTACCTTATGAAAACACTGAAGCTTTTGAAAACGTAGTTATAGGTTGGCTAGAAGCCGCTTTAGACATGGACTCTATAAAAGCTAATATAAATGCTGATATACAAAAACAAATAACTCCAGTAAATGAAGATTTATATTTTACTTGGCAAAAAACTGTTTAACTGTGAGAAATATTAAAGAAATAATTATTCACTGCTCAGCTACAAGAGAAGGCCAAGATATAAGTGTAGACACTATAAGAAAGTGGCACGTTGAAGGTCGTGGCTGGTCAGACATAGGCTATCATTTCTATATTGACATAAATGGAGATATACAAAAAGGTAGAGATATAGCTAAAATCGGGGCTCATTGTTCAGGGCATAATCGTAATTCTATCGGTATATGCTATTGTGGCGGTGTTGAAGAAGACGGTAAGACCCCGAAAGATACTAGAACAGATGTTCAAAAAGAAAGCTTGCTACATGTGCTTAAAACATTAAAAGCAATGTATCCAGAAGCTATTGTATATTCACATAACGAGTTTGCTAACAAAGCTTGTCCAAGTTTTGATGCAACTGAAGAATATAAAAGTTTATGAAAGATCGAGGCTTAGGCGATACAATAGAAAGATTCACTAAAGCTACGGGTATAAAAAAATTAGCAGACAAAATACCAGGTGGCTGCGGTTGTGATGAGCGTAAGCAAAGATACAACGAATTAACAAAAGATTGGTTTCCTTATAAAAAATAAAAATTATGGCAAAAGAATTTCCAAAAATTGATAAAAAGAACAAAGGTAAATTTACTAGATGGGCTAAAAAAAATATGAAAGGTTCTAGCACTTGTGATGCCGCTGATAAGGTAATGGCAGCTAAAAAAGGCAAGTACTCTGACAATGTTAGAGAAATGGCTAATTATGCTAAAAACTTTGGTTGTAAAAAAGAAGGTAAAGGCAAAGGTACCACAGCAATGAAAAAAGGTCCTACTGCTACAGACGTAACAGGAGATAATAAATATACTAAGCACGATTTTTTAGTTAATATAGGAGTTCTTGATAAAGAAGGTAATAAAGTAAAAAAAGACAAAAAAACTAAAAAATAAGTTATGGCATATAGACAGACTCCGGGTAGAGGCCCAACAGCAGCTTTTAAAAATGTAACAGCATTACTAGGCCCTACAGTAATTGAAGGAGGCGGAGTAGATCCAGAAACAGGTGTTAAAACTAAAACTAAAACAAATAGAAAAGGAGAAACTAAAGAAGTTGTAAGAACTAAAGATGCTTCAGGTAGAAAAACAAAAACAACTAATATAAAAGGTCCTGTTGAAACAACAACTACACCAGCCCCTAAGCCAACTACAATAACTATTAATACTCCAGAAACAGCTTCGTCTTCATTTGATGTTCCTAAACAAACTATAACTCCTGGAAGTTCTACTAAAGGCGGCAATACGCCTTATGTAAAACCGCTTAAAAAAGATTCTTATAGAGATGCTTATGAAAAAACAGATAAATCTATTCCTTACCCTGATTTTAAAGAAAAAGCTATAAAGTGGAATAAAGAAAATCCAGGTAAAACTACTTCTCCTAAGTTGGATATGACAAAAGTTAAACCAGCTAGAATAGTACAACCAGGTTTTAGTAGTACTTTTACTATGAAAGGAGCACCCACAATAAACACTTCTACTTATTCTTCTACAAATACAAAAGTAAAAAACCCTAAAAAAATTGATATTAATTTACCTAAAGTAAATTTTCCTCAAATTGATATTAATTTACCTAAAAGACAGCCAAAAAACCAAGAGGTTTGTACGCCTAATAGTAAAAGTTTAAGCTGCGTAGGTGGAGGATCTTCTGACAATAGCTTATTAAAACCAGGCAAGGGTAGCAATGGTTTACAAGCTAAAGGTTTTGAAAAATCTAATGTTAGCAATAAAAAAGCCACAAGAAAAGTTACAACCAAGAAGTTTGTAGGTTTTGACCAGTTAGGAAGAAATATTAAAACAAAAATAAAGAAAGCTTCAGGTGGAATTAAGACCAAATTAATGGGAAGTGGGTTAGCGTAATGGAAAAGAAAACATTTAAAGAAACAAAGATTGGCGCTTTTCTATCAAGCAAAGCTCCTAAGGTATTGCAAGCTCTTGGAGACGTACTGCCTAATCAAGGAACACTTGGCGTGGTAAAAAATCTTATATCAAGTGATAATAAGATTAAAGCTGTTGACAAAGAGCAAGCTATGAAACTTATAGAGCAAGATATAGCTGAAATGAAAGAAGTATCTAGCAGGTGGAGAGCCGACATGAAGTCTGACTCTTGGTTAAGTAAAAATACTAGACCACTAGCTTTAGTATTCTTAACTGGATCAGCTGTATTTATGATGGCTGTAGATTCTTTTCATTTGCAGTTCGATGTAGATGATGCATGGATAAACTTATTAAAAACATTACTGGTAACAGTTTATGTAGCGTACTTTGGATCAAGAGGCGCAGAAAAAATAACAAAAATAAATAAATAAATAATGAGAGGATTAAACGGAAATGAAGCTGCTCAACCAAGAGTATTTGCTCATGATATGGTTCCAATAGCTATTGGAGCTATAAATCCACGTCAAGAAGGTAATGGAGCTTCACTTAACGGTATTGCTAATGGTCTTGAAATGACAGCAGCTGGAGCTGGTTATTCTGCCAATGATATTATTACGTTAAGCACGGGTGCTGCAGCTACTGAAGCTGCTAAAGTAAAAATATTAACAGTTAGTTCTACAGGTGCTATTACTTCATTTGAATTATCAATTACTGCTACAGCTAACAAGCCTTATGGCGAGGGATATGTTGTAGGTGATACTTTAAATGATGCTGGAGCTGGTGTATCTACTTTTACTGTTAGAAATATAGACTTGCCAAATACAGCTGAAAGAGGATGTTGTCTTTACGCTGGTATAGCTATTGATACAGGTTTAGATTTAATACTAGAAAGTGGAGAGCTTTATAACGATACTTATACAGCAAGACTAAAAGGTATTACAGCTGGATCTTTCTTACCAGTATTAGCTAAAAGAGTTGTAGCTGTTACTTTAAGCTCAGGATCATACGCAGCAGGAGATTTAATAGCTATATACTAAGATATGTTTATTGGTGTAGGTAATCCAATACCTAGTATAGCTAATCTACCTGGGTCGTCAAGACCTGGAGGAGGCGGAGGAATACCTCCTGGCCCACCTAGTTTACCTAAAATAGACAACTTATATTCGTTTGAGTTTGATGGAGCAGGTGCTTATTTTGATGCTGGAGACGTAACTGAGCTAAACAACCAAAGCGCTTTTTCTACATCAGCTTGGATTAATTATTCATCATTACCAAATCAACCAATTTATTTATCAGGTGGTATTAGTTTAAGCAATAGATTTTTTATTCAATTAAGAAGTGCTACTCAATTAAGAGTGATTGTAAACGGCGTTGGCGGTAGTACAACCGATATAACGTTACCAAATATTAGCAGTGGTGTATGGTATCATATTGTTACAGTTGTCGAAGGAACTTCTTTAAATGTCTATTTAAATGGTATTAATCAAGGTGGAACATTTACTATAGTAGGTCAACAAACTAATATAGGTGATAACCTTGTTGTAGGAAAATATTATGACGCTAACTATCCTGGTTATGATTGGATTGGTTATTTAGACGAGATAGCGCTTTGGAATATAGCTTTAACACAAGAACAAGTTGAAAGTATTTATAATGCTACAACTACAGGTAAAACAGCAGATCTAAGCTCTTTATCACCTGTGGCTTGGTATAGAATGGGAGATTAATTATGGCAACAAATTATATAGCACCAACCTGGAGAATGCCAGAAAACACCAACAAAGATAAACTTAGTAATTATAGTTTAGATCTTGATGGAAATAGTAATTATATAAATTTTACAGAGACTGAGTTTTTAAATAACGGACAAGCTTCTTTTTCATTTTGGATAAAACCTAGAACTTACTCTGGTACTAATTATGGGTACTTTCTTTCAGGTGCTACAAGTACACAAGGAGGAATAGCATACAGCGAAGGAAGTAGCGCTGGCAGTTATTATCCTGGGGTATTATATTGGTATAGTGGAAGTGCTTCTATTATTCTAGACGTTGTAGTTACTGAAAATGTATGGAATCATATTGTCATAGTATTTGACGGTACTTCACTAAAAACCTATAAAGATGGAAGTTTAGGAACTACTAAAACAATAACAGCCGCTACAACACTATCGTTTAAAACAATAGGAAGATATAATAATACTACAACACACTACATAAATGGATCGATTTCTGAATTTTCAGTATTTGATTATGCAGTTTCACAAGAGCAAGTAACTTATTTATATAATTTAAATAACCCAATGGCTATTACAGGTACAAAACCTGTTGCGTATTGGTCTTTTGGTGATAATTCTAATCCAATAAGACTACAAGGTTACCCTAATCTTGCTGTTGGAGGTAGTGGTATAACTCCACATAGCAACTATAGTATTAAATTCAATGGAAGTAGTCAATATTTTGGAGATGGAACTACTAGTGGCATTTTTAATGGAGCTACTAGTCTTAGTATTTCTCAATGGATAAATATTGACCCAGGCGAAACTACGTATATAGGAGCAGCAAATTGGCAAGGCCCTGGAAAATACCAATATTTAACTAGATACCGATCACAGAGTGGAGGATTTGATTTTTATGTTAGAGTAAGTGGAGCTTCTCGCTACGGAAGATTTACCACGTCAATTACAGGTGGCGCTTGGTACCATGTAGTGGGAACGTGGGATGGTTCAAATGTTAGAATATATTTAAATGGAGTTCCTGGAACACCTATGTCTACTACAGGTACATTAGACGCATCGACAGGTGAAAATCTTTTAGGCCTATATCAAAGTACCCGTGCAGATGGGTTAATGTCAAATGTTGCTTATTGGTATAATAAAACATTAACGCAGCAAGAAGTATCAGAAATTTATAATAATGGAATTACAACTGACTTAAATAATTTTTCTGGAGGAGCTCCTACTCGTTGGTATCCAATGGATGGAAAAAGTACTTACTTTAATGGATCTACTTTAACAGCGAGAGATGTTATAAATAATGTAGATATGTTAGGATATAATACTGTTCAAACTTCTATTGAAGGAAATGCGCCTGGAAGTAGTGCTAATGGAACTGGTAATAATTTAGACATAAGTAATTTAAAAGGCGATATGAGTAATAGTATTAAGAATTCATATAGCATTAACATGGCTGATTATGGAGATCCAAACGGCCAAGGACTAACTCCAGCTAATTCAGGTAGAACAACAGACGTGCCTGGTTAATTTTTTTAAAAAAAAGTAAAATGACAACATATATAGTGATAGATATAGATACGCAGACTAAGTTAATTGACTTTAGTCAGATAAATACAACTAGCGCTCAAACTATGAGAAGAAATCTAGCAAACACAGAGGCTATGCTATCTTATCAAGTTACTCCTAGTTTTATTACAAACGGTACAGTTGTACCTATAGCTACTTTAAACCATGATGAGGCTATCGCCTTATTAAGTACTGCAGCTTGGACCGATCCTAACGTAGGTCCTTAAATTAAAATACAATTAAATTAAATCAAATGGAAAATAAAATAACTAAAGAAGAGCTTGAAAAAGCTAAAACACAACAAGAAGATCTTCAAAAAGTAATATTAGATATAGGTGTTATTGAAACTAAAAAACACGCAATGCTACATCAAATAGCAGATATAAATACTGAGATTGAAGAACTTAAAAAAGTATTAGAAGAAAAATACGGCCACGTTAATATAAATCTTGAAGACGGCACTTACACACCTGTAGAAAATGAAGAAGATAAGAAAGATTAGTATAGGTGCTGATTACAAAAACGAAGCCATGCATTATTCAATTGGACAAGAAGTATATGGTAGACATATAATTAATGATATAATATTTGAAGGTCAAGATGGATCTTATAATATATACATAATAAAAAACGATGAAGTACTTCCTTGGAAAAAGTTTAATTCTAATATGGCTATTTCAGTTGAGTATGACTTAAGTTATTAATGAAAAGTTTATATAATTTTATTATTAAGCCATTTAATAAAAGGTATGATAATACAAAGAAGATCAATGATAAAACCTTCATTGTTAACACTAGTATTGAAGATCACAAGTTTATTAGTAAAAAAGCTGTTGTTGTTTCTACGCCTTCAGCTTATAAAACTAAAATAAATATAGGAGATGAACTTTATGTTCATCACAATATATTTAGAAGATGGTATGATCAAAAAGGTAACGAAAGAAACAGCTCGACTTATTTTAAAGATGATTTGTATTTTGTTTCACCAGGACAGATTTATATGTATAATCTAAAAACACATTTAGATTATTGTTTTGTAAAACCCTTAAAAAACCAAAGCTTTTTAGAGAACAGAAAAGAACAACCTAATGTTGGTATAGTAAAATATTCTAATAGTTCCTTAGAAGCGCTAGGAATAACACCTGGAACACTTATTACGTTTACACCTAACTCTGAGTTTGAGTTTATTATAGAAGGTGAACGACTTTATTGTATGAAATCTAATGATATAGCTTTAACTCATGAATACCAAGGAAACGAAGAAGAAAATAATCCAAGCTGGGCAAAAAGCAGTTGAGGAACTTATTAAGGTAGCAAAAGAAAAGATTGTTGACTCAGACGATGATGTAAGCGCTGACAGATTAAAAAACGCTGCCGCAACTAAAAAGCTAGCTATATTTGATGCTTTTGAAATACTTAATCGTATTCAACAAGAGGAAGATATGTTAAATGAAAAACCTAAAGAAGTTAAAGAACAAAAAACTTTTAAAGGTTTTGCAGAAGGGAGAAGTAAGTGAGTTACGAGCAAACTCTTTGGAAAGAAATTAAGGACGTTGTAAATCCTAAGATATTAGCTAAAAACAATAGATTTAAAAAATGGGATTATGGTTATAATTCTGATTATGATTTTATAGTAATAAGTAAAACAGGTAAAATTGGAAAAATCATTGAAATACAGAATCTCAGGATTGCTTTACCAGCAGCAGATGAACCGTTTAAACGAAGTGAGAAAAAAGCGGAACAATACTGGGAAAAACAAGAATACCCAAAAGAATTAAGTAAGATTAAAAGTAGATTTGACTGGGAAGAATATCCAGCTGAATTTAAAGAAAAATGGTACGATTATATTGACAATGAATTTACAAGAAGAGAACAAGGGTATTGGTTTTCCAATAATGGTATTAATACTTACATTACTGGCACTCATTACATGTACTTGCAATGGTCAAAGATCGATATTGGAGCGCCAGACTTTAGAGAAGCAAATAGACTCTTCTTTATATTTTGGGAAGCGTGTAAAGCAGATGCAAGATGTTACGGTATGTGCTACCTTAAAAACAGACGATCTGGATTCTCTTTTATGTCAAGCGCAGAGCTTGTCAACCAAGCTACAATATCTTCCGATGCTAGATTTGGAATACTTTCCAAGTCTGGAGCAGATGCCAAGAAAATGTTCACGGATAAAGTTGTACCCATATCAGTTAACTACCCTTTCTTTTTTAAACCCATTCAAGATGGTATGGACA